CGCATGGCACCATTCCTAGCACCAAGTAGAATTGGAATAACGACACAATTCGTAGATGGCGCCAAACTATCGACGGGCGTGTACGACAGTACGATGTTAATGGCCGCCGAACTAATGGCGCAATTCATAGCAGGTCATATAATCAATCCGGGGCAGAAGTGGGGTGGTTATACCAAACGTAATGTGACGGATCAAAGTATAGCCGACCCAATTAATGAATATCTTGAAGAATGTACCGACCTAACATTGAAACGCGTAGCCGCTAGTAGTTTCTATGCTGAAGCCCAAGAGTGTTTGATAGATTACGTGGGCTTCGGAACAGGTTTCATAACTGGTGAAGAAGCACCACAACCAGTTAATCGTACAATTCGTGGATTCCGTGGTTTTGTATTCCAAGCTAAGAAAACAGGTAGGTTTGTCATACAGCAAGGAGTAGATGGATTAGTAGATACATCGTATGATGAAGAACTGATGTCAGCGCGTATGATTGCCGATCGTTGGCCCGGTGAGAAGTTACCTGAGAATGTAGCTAATGCCATACGAAGTGGTACTGCGCACCGGGCCTTTAAGATCATTCATGCTGTGTATCCACGACGGCGCGCCGAACAGGGCTATGGTAGTAAAGGAATGCCTTGGGCGTCATGCTGGGTTGAGAACGATAGTAAGGAAATCATTAGTGAAGGAGGATATAGAGTATTCAACTCTGCAGCACCACGATATCAGCGCACGCCTGGAGAAGTATACGGCCGCGGCCGTGGTGATATTGCATTCCCTGATTCTTGGACTTTGAATACTGCCAAACGAATGGGATTGGAGGATTGGGCCCTTAAAATTAGACCAGCTATTATGCACCGCCATGATTCGGTATTTGGTACTCTGCGGTTAGTGCCGGCCGGACCAATGTCTATCAATACTCATGGACGTCCAATACGTGATACAGTTATGCCATTCGAGACTGGCAGTCACCCTGAAGTCTCTCATATCAAAGAGGAAGAATTACGCACATCTATCAAACAGATTTTCTATGTCGATCAGATATTAAAGTTACTGGAAGTACAGAAATCGGAAATGACTGCATTTGAGTTCGCCAAGAAAATAGAACTATTATTCAAGATACTAGGTCCTGTGTATGGGCGTGGTGAGTGGGAGCTACTCTATCGGGAATGGGAACTAATGTGGGATATTCAAACTGCTGCTGGTGCATTCCCACCGCCTCCACCAGAGATGTATCAGACTGACGGTCTAATTGATATAGAATTTCATAATCCAATTGCAAAGGCTCAGCGCGCTGGTGATGCTGAATCCGTACTAATGGCAGTCAATGATCTAGCACCACTGGCGCAGCGTTATCCAGAAATCTTCGATAGGATAGATCCACAGGCTACTGCTGATGGGGTACTAGACATTCGTGGGTTCCCAGCCAAGTGGCAGCGCTCTGATAAGGCTATGGCTGCATTACAGAATGAACGGGCAGCCCAAACTGCGAAGGATAGTCAGATGCACGACGTGACAGGTATGGCAGAGGCAGCAGGCAAGGCTGCACCAGCATTGCAGTTACTAACTGGTGGTAAGGCAGCGGGCGGCCGTTAATGTTAACTAACATCATACGCCGTTGGCTAGGTTTCAAGTGGCAGCCGCTAGTAGATCCAAAGATTGCAAGTCATTATCAAGCTACATTCCAAACGCCTTCTGGGCAGTACGTGCTACAACATCTAATGGATACAGTTTATTGTACAGTATATGAGGGTGATAATCCGGCGTTAGCATTGGCACATAACTCACGCCGCTCCGTTATCCATGATGTATTAGTAAACTTAGATATGGCAGAATTCCCACGTAAGTATCAAGAAACTGTGAAACAGGAGGCAACAGATGGGCGCGTGGACAGATAGTATTCCAGAAACTCTAACTTATGATGGTGATGGTGGTGCGAAGCTACCTATGCGCGATCATCCTATGGTTAAAGAATCACCAGATTTGGGACACTTCGTTAATCGTGCCTTCACCCAACATAAAGAACTAGGCAGTAGGATTCCTTTAAAGGTGGATAAATCAAAGCCAGAGGAAGTTACAAAGTGGCGTACTGATTATCTTCCAAAGTTATATGACGCTGGCGTACTAGAGAGGACACCATCTAAACCAGAAGAATATGAATTAAAGCCAGGTGAGGCAGTAGAAGGAATCGTATGGAATGAAGAACGTGCCAAGAAGCTAACTGAGTTGGGAGTCAAATGGGGAATTCCCAAGCAAGCATTGCAAGACTTGGTAGCATTACATCGTGAATCACTAATAGCAGCAATTCCAGAGCTACAAACAAACTACGAAGCAGGCATAGAAGCATTAAAGAAGGAATTTGGTGCCGATTACGAAGCAGTAATGGAAGATACCAAACGTCTAAATGCAATAATCTTCAAAGATCCCAAAGAATTAGAATTCATGAATGCGACTGGGCTTGGGAATCATCCCATTTTCCTTACAATTCTAGGACGCCTATCTAAATACGCAAAGCAGGACTCGAGTATGGGCTTAGAAACAGTGAAGCCTGGCAGTGAAAATGCCAGTGGAGGAAGTGTGAGTGACGCAGATAAGGCTAAGTCGGAACTAACAGACATACAGACAAACAAGAACAACCCCCGTTACGAAGGCTTCTGGCGTAACGATGCGGCCGTTAACACGTACATTAACGAACTCTATAAGAAAGCATTTCCGGGGCAAGTAACCCTCTAAAATCTATGCCTTGGGACATGGTGCTACATAAGTTTAAGAAAGGCACTTTGAAGTCTGGGAGTGGTAAGAAAGTGACGTCACGGAAGATGGCACTAGCGATAATGTTATCAGAGAAACAAAAAGCGCAAGCTGGTAAGAAGGAGTATCAATGATGGAAGGTCAACAAATCGGTAATCCAGAGGCACCAAAGATTGACAAGGAAAAACTAGTTAGGGCTGACCATCCATCACTAGTTAGTACGATACGACAAGCTGCGAAGCAGGGTATGTCTAAGGAACAGGCCATGAAAATTACAGGTGCGCCGCGTGAGATCATTGACACACATTACAAGAGTGTGCAGGAAGGAAGATGAGAATTCTCCTACTGCTAGCATGTACTTTGCCTATAATAACTGGTGGTTGCATAGCAAGCAACCTAGCACAAGTAATAGATGCACTAGCAAAGGATAACAATCAGAATTGTATTGTAGTCACTAGTGTGTACGGCACAGTGACAATGATGCGCGCCGCACCAAATGCAAGTTTCAAAGCTGGAGCTGGTAGTTGTGACATACAAGGCAATCCTGAAGGTGGGAAGATTGCAGTACCAGTTGAATTACCATCAATGACCCTAACGCCAACGGTGAAGTAGAAAGTGCGTAACGAAAGACCAGCACCCATGCAGCATGGCCTGGTCGTCAATGCTGCCCTGCGGCAAGGACTGCCGAAGGCAGAGGCCCCCGTTGTGGGGACACCCTCTCCGCTGACTTCGTTAAAGTCTTCGGAGAAGATCAATGTCAGTCACAGTAGATCAAGCATGGGTCTACCGCTTCCACGATCAACTGCTACTCACATATCAACAGATGGGTTCTCTTCTACAGAATACGATAGAGCCCAGCAATGTACATCGTGATGTAAGTGCAGCAATAGACCACTTCGATCGTCTTGGCAACGTAATTGCCAACGATATAGTGGTTCCTTTCGGTCAGACAGTAATCCTCAATCCACCGCACAGCAGGCGTGCTATCACCCTCCAATCAGTCGATGCGGCCGTTCTAGTATCCGACGAACATACCCTCAGAAGCATGATAAATCCGCAGAATGCCTACACCCGTACCATTGCGTTTGCATTGGGACGGCGCGCCGATAAGTTCATTATCGACGCAGCAATCGGTTCTGCACAAACTGCTGCTGTAACTCCTGGCAGTGGTGTCATCACATACGGCACTACAGCACTACCCGCAGGACAAAAGATAGGAACAGGCATCGCCATCACTTTGACAAATATCATAGCAGTAAATGAAATTATGTCAAAGGCTGGCGTACCAATGGGACCATCAAAGCGGAAGATAGCTTATGGTCCAGGACAAATCCGTGATATTCTAGCTATCACACAGGCGTCCAGCAGCGACTTCACCAAGAATCAAATCCATGATCGTGGTACTATCAATGGATTGACTTGGGAAGGGTTGGACTGGATCGAGATTCCTGACGTAGTGCGTGAGGATGCGACTACTATCCTCCAAAGAATGTTGCCACTGGCAACAGGTGGTCTAACAGGTCGTGGTGTTATCGCCTTCGCTAATGATGCCATTGGTCTATCAATTGGTAGGCCAGATGGTCCTCCAAAGATCAATGAACGTGCTGATCTGAACAACTCTATCCAAGTCAGGCAAGTTCTAATGCAGCAAGCAGGCCGACTATGGGAAGGTGGAGTTGTACAGCTAGACGTTCTAGAAAACTAATAGCAAGGAAAGGAGGAAAACCAAATGGCAGCCGTACTACGAGATTCAGTCTTCTACTCAGATCTATACACTAGTAAGTATCCTGGCGATGCACGAAAGCGTGGTGGGCGTAACGTTCCGTTCCCATTCGAAGTCACAGCCGTAGCACCAGCTACAGTCGGTGACACCTACAACTGCATAGTGATCCCAGCAAACTGGCGTGTTATCGACCTAATGGTTACGACTACCGCCAATGCAGCAACAATCACAGTGCAGCTAGGTGACTCAGGTAATGCTGTAAGATACATGCCAGCAACAGTGTTTGCGACAGTAGATACAATCTTCAGTGGTCTGCCGTCAGCGGGCGCTGGTTTTACACCAACAGTTGACACTATCGTAGTGTTACTGTTCGGCGTGGTAGCACCTACAGTAGCTGCTAAGGTGACTGGTATCTTCCATCTAGTACCACCGGCGTAACTAAGAGAATGGATAGGTCAGCCTAAAAAACTGGCCTATCCATGGAGTAATAAGATGGCATACATACCCAATGTAAATTGTATCTATCGAGGTGTTGGTTGCGGCTTGAATGCTATTAATATGGATGGTGCTTTCGAATCTAAGACGAATCTGTGGTATTGTTTTAATTGTCTTAAACTTCTATGTCCAAATACGACTCATGTTCATGAGGTTACGGCTTGTCGTCTAGAGATATGGCCTAATAATGCATAAGGAGGAATAGCAATGGCAGCCTTCGCTAGTATGGCAGCAGCCGAGGTTAGACTAAGGGCCAAAGGCCCGGCGGGCGATCGTACATGGGTTAATGGACATGTGGCACGTACAGTTACTGGAGTAATCTGTGTACGTGTCCAGCGTTATATGTCAAGTGTCAGTGATGCAACGCGCAGCGCAGGTGCATGGGTGGAAATCACAGATGATGCAGTTACATAAATAGGCGAAGCCAGGAGAAGACTAATGGCAATGGAATCGAATGGAATGCCACAA